CCTTCATCTCCAACTCATCCGCTGATTCCATCATTTCATATAGTTCCAAATACTGCCCTGTGATCTCATATAATGTGCTCATCTTCTTTGTTTTCCTCCTGTTCAATCTCCTGCGTTATCCGCATTATTCTTCTCAGGCGCTTATGCGCCTTTAATTCAGTTCCCGTATCCAGGCTTTCATTGTATTCATCTATCGGCTGTTCTGTATACATGTTACTCATCCTTCCACATGTCGCGGAATTTATCAAAAAACTCATTCACGGCCTTATTCATCTCTTCCATCTCTGGTATCGTTTCATTTTTTTTCTTACATGCTTCTATCATGCCAACGTAAAGCGTTTTTTTCATGATACTCTTCGCATCTTCATACGATACCCCAGCATCTAATAGGCTTTTCGTTACCGACGCAGACGCTACTGCAAAATCTCTAAGGACGTTCAACCCCGTCCCCATAATTCTCACTTTGCCATCTTCTGATAAAATCATTGCATTCTCTCCATTCTTGTCTTATAATAAAGATGATCTCCACAAAAGATCATCCGATGCAGAGCCAGTCCCCCAAGATTACAGCTCTGCATCATTTTTTTTGACCATTTCCCGCGCGCCGATCAGAAACGCTGCCGCTGCGGTAATTGCCAGCGTCGCTGGGAACCACTGCAGGTCTGTGGTTTCCCACAGGATCACTGCCGCTGTCAAGCAATTTGTCGCAATTCCTAACATAAGGTCTTCCATGTAATTCTCCTTTCTTACCCGAACATCTGCTTTCGGGTATCCTAGATTCTGGTTATGGGCTTTTCCGGTCTTACCCTTTTCATGGGCGGCTATTTCCTCCATCCAAAGATGCCGGTCGCCTGCTTGTCCGAATACTCTTTATTTTCATCCTTAATTCGGACTACAAAGTGATCATGGAATGCCTTCAATTTAATAACCTCACAGTTCTTCTTTTCTTCGCTCAGATTCCTGCTCATGACCTCTGCAAGGTTTTCTACCCAGAGAACCATGTCTCCAGCTTCAATTTCCAGTTCTACCAGTGAGCCGCTGGCTACCTTTAGCAGTTCTTTCAGGATCATTTTCTGCCTCCATTTCTTCGATTTCTTTAGCGATCCCCGTCATTACCCAGGCAACAGCGCTGTCCGCAGCATGAGCGCGCTTCCATGTTCAGGATGTTTGCGATATTATTAAGGATCTCCCTCGGCACGCTGACCTTGTTCAAATCTTCGATCAGCGCGCCGTTTTTGTCGTAATTAAACACCTTTATTTGCTGCTTCATCCTTTTCCTCCAGCTTCTTCGACGACGCTGCTGCAAGTGCTTCTGCGTATCCCAGAAAGTAACCCTTTTCACGCTCCGACATCTGCGGTAAGCTTTTCTTTATTGTCTGAATTATATTTTTTTCTTTTTCACTCATGCTCTTCTCCTTTCTCTTCTTATTTGATTCTGACCTGCCATCATCAGAACCGGGCGGTCATCCCCGGTTGACGGTCCTTTCGAACCGTTTCGGCTTGCTACTACATCTCGATCCCAAACTCATCGGAAAGTACCGCTTCAAAGTCCGGATCAATTTCCAGGTATCTCTTTAAAAAAGCTTCCGGCTCGCATGGTGCCATTTCGAAATGAATGCGTTCCCGGATTCCTCCGTCCATATAAAAGGCGATGTCATCCAGCAGGCCCTGCGTTAACTTGATTTCCTCTTCATATCTTTTCATTTTTTATTTCCTCATTTTTATTATGTATTGTTTGCTCTATAAACATATTACTTTATTTAATAAACTTTGTCAATATATTTTTGTTTGTTTGACAAACTTTTTCTATTGCCTTTATACGTTCCGCGTGCTATTATATATAAAGGAAGGAGGTGGAGAAATGACGCAGGGGGAACGCGTAAAAGCAATAAGGAAATCAGAAAAGCTCAATTTAACGCTGGAACAATTTGGAGATAAAATTGGATTGAAAAAAAGCGCTATGAGCCTTATCGAAAATGATAAGAATACGCTGACGGATTCAAATATAAAGTCAATCTGCCGTGAATTCGGCGTAAATAAGGAATGGCTACTTACCGGAGAAGGCGAGATGTTTAGATCGCTCACAAGAAGCCAGACAATAACCGACTTCATGGGGGATCTGGTACTTGATGACAACTCGTTTAAGGCAAGGCTGATCGAAGCACTTGCAAAGCTGGATGAGTCGGAGTGGGAAACGCTGGAAAAGATTGCAAAAGAGATCGTCCAAAACGGAGGCAGTTAAAAAGGCAGGGGAATCAATCCCCTACCTTAAAACCTTCCGGCAGAACCGGTAGACAAGCTCCAGCATTTTTTCGTTGCTGGATCCGTTTACAAGGTCCGTTATAAGTTTTTTGTACATAGCATGCCCTCCTGCGTGTTGATTTACATATCTAATATACAGGATCTGCATGAGAAATTTTGTAGAATTTCCGCGATAATGCCACGGAAAATGCAAGGAGGAAGCAAAAATGTTAATCAAATGCCCTGAATGTGGTCAGGATGTATCAGATAAGGCTAATATTTGCCCGAACTGCGGTACCCCGATCAAGAAAAAATTCTGTGCTCACTGTGGAGAGCGCATAGACCTTGACTGTGTAGTGTGCCCGCACTGCGGGAAGCAGGTCGGCAACCTAAAAGATGATAAAAATATCATCATAAACAACAATAATAACAACAATAACAGCGCGGCGGCCTCTTCTTCCCTGTCTGCACGGTACAGATCAGGAAAGAAAGTAAACAAGTGGACGGCGTTTCTCCTGTGCTTATTCCTCGGATGGATGGGAGCCCATAAATTTTATGAGGGCAAAACAGGCATGGGTATTCTGTACCTGCTTACAGGTGGATTATTTATTTTTGGCTGGCTGATCGATCTTATCTCAATATTGTTTAAGCCAAATCCGTACTACGTTTACTAAAAATAAGGGGGAAATAAACTATGATGATTAAATGCCCAGAATGTGGGAAAGATATTTCGGATAATGCTACTGCATGCCCTCACTGCGGTTGCCCGATGGAGGACATCCGAAAAGAGCTGGCAGATGCGGGCACGTCTGCGCCGGTTGAAGCTCAGGAGGATGTAAGCGATAAAGAGCAAGTAAAGGCAGTGCTTAAAAAAGTGCGTCATGGCATACAGTGGGCAATTACGATTCTTTTCTTCTTATTTGCAATCATATTTGTTCAGGAAGGATACGGCATCTTGTCCGCAATCCTGATTGTCATTTCCGCTGTTTTTCTGGCTCCGCCGTTTTCAAACGTCAATAAGATTTCAAAGGGTACACGGGTTGCTGTTATAATCGTTACATTTATAGCAGCGTTCTGGGTATCGATAAAATAGATTGTATTTCCCCGGTGCTGCCCGCAGTTGCCGGGGAAAATTGTATAAAAATGGAGATAGCAATGGACAAGGCAGTATTTATTTATACCCGCGTATCCACGCGTGAGCAGGCAGACGAGGGCTACTCTCTCGGGGAACAGGAAGAACGTCTTAAAAAGTACAGTGAGGCTATGGGCTGGAAGGTCACAGGAATATACACGGATCCAGGCTACAGTGGCTCGAACATGGAAAGACCTGCACTGCAGCAGATGCTGTCCGACATCAGCAAAAAACATCCGGATATCGTACTGGTAGACAAGCTGGACAGGCTGAGCCGCAGCCAATATGACACACTCTATTTAATCAAAAAAGTGTTTGCAGCTGCAGGCGCTTCTTTTGTCAGCCGCGCAGAAGCGTTTGACACGTCTACAGCATTCGGACGCGCGATGCTCGGCATCCTGTCTACATTCGCGGAATTGGAACGAGAACGGATCAAAGAGCGCATGATGGAGGGCAGACAAGGCAGGGCAAAAGACGGACTGTACATGGGCAGTCAAGCGCCACTAGGATACGACTACAGCCCAGAGAACGGCTTAACGATTAACGAAAGTGAAGCGGGAATAGTTCGTTTTATTTTTGAACAAGCTGCACAGCGTCGTCCTTTTACGTGCATCGCCGAAGATTGCGCGAACATGTATGACGTTGACTTTTTTTGGAGTTTAGCCAGTATCACTCGGATTTTGAACAGCAAGTTATATATCGGTCAGGTTTTGTTTTGCGGAAAATGGACGCAGGGAAAGCATGCGCCGATCATATCCGAAGAAACATTCGAAAAAGCGCAAGAAGTGTTGAGCGAACGGAAGGAAAACTTTTCAAAATTCACGGGGAAAAAGACAAAAAACCTATTGAGCGGTCTAATTTACTGTGAATACTGCAAAACGCGGTTCCACAAAATACAGACGGGCAAATACATTTACTACGTATGTTACAGTCGTTCAAGTGTGAAAGGGTCCATGATCGTCAACCGGGATTGCAGTGCGAAAAGATTAAATCTTCGAAAAACAGATGCGCTTGTACTGGACCAAATAAAGCGCATCCGTACAGACGTTGCCTTTTACGACTCTGTTAAACAGGCAAAAGGCAGCGCGGATCAGACTGTGGAAAGCCTCGGGAAGAAAATAGCATCAATAAATACCCGCATAAACAGACTGATCAGTCTTTATTCTCTGGAGCAAATCGACATAGAACAGGTAAAAGCACAGATAGATCCGCTAACCGCGCAAAAAAAAGAATTGCAGAAAAAGCTCGATGCAGCCGAAAGTAAAAAGAATGATTATGTTAAACGGGAAGATGCGGTTACGTTATCGCAGGCCGTAGAAGAAGCCTATAACTCCGGAAATATCAATGAGGCTCGCGCACTTATCTCCCAACTGATCAAATACATATCTGTAAACGCTGATTCTATCAGCATACACTGGAGGTTTTAATTTTTTTTATATTTTTATCTAACTTTTATCATTCATTTCAGCAAATAGTAAAAGTTAGATAAAAAAAGAAGGGGCAGCTTTTCGGCTGTCCCTAACTTTTAAAATTCATCGATCATCGGGCAATCGTGATGATCCATCTCCTTTAGATCATCTATGCTCACATAGTACTTTATGAGCGCGTATGCAATGTCTCTTTTTCCCGGTGCGGCGTTCAGGTCAAAAGTAAATGGCATCTTCCGGAGCGCATCGTTGTATGCCGCTGAAAAGATCATGTATGCCCGCGTATGTAGGTTTGCCGGTCTCTCGCCGGATTTCTGATTCCGGTAATCCTCTGCGATTCCTTTCCAGCTCAAATCCTCCGGAATCTCTGACGTAATATATACGCGCTCCGCGTAATCATCCGGCAGTTTTTCTACTTCGATGTACGCATATCTCCGCTGCCCGTCTTTCTCGTATCTAAATACGATATCCTCAATATACGGGAGTGCGGTATATTTCACTTCGTTTTGCTTCAAGACCTCTTCAAAAGGTCCATCGATGACCTGATATATTACCTCTACACCATAATGATTAAATTTTTCCATTTTTTCTTCTCCTTTTTCATTTTCTTTTTCCAGCCGATCCAGTTCAGCATTATTTGTTATACCTTAAAACTGGATCATAACTCGCGATCCTGTCGATATCTACTATCACAATCTGCCCTTTTATCATCGTAAACCAAATAAGCATTGCACCCTTTATTCTGCGATCAATCCCTTGTTTGCTCTTTAATGGTATAAGCATGTTTTTCCCGACAATTGCGATGTTGCACCCGCGATTAAAAAACCCTTTTAATATGTCGTAAAATAATTTTATCTGTAAACCTTCTTCTTCGTTTACGAGATATATCCGGTTTAAATTACCGGGCTTCTTCGCATTATAAGAGCATCCCATTGGATAACCCTTTCGCTCTTTTTCCTTCAACCATTTTCCTTTCGTCATACCTGATCTGGGCGGCATACTTATAGACTTTTCTCTCCAGTCTTTCATCCCGAGTTCTCTATAAAGTTCCGGAGAATCCATAAGAAAAAATTTTACAATATCCTGATCTTCCTTTTTAATTTTGCGAATATTATTTTTTATAACGTCAGCAAAAAACATATGGTCTCCCGGCGTTTCCAGCTTTTGAAAATATTCGTCTATGTCCGCATCAGTCAACTTTTGTACGTTTCTGCAGAAAAACGTTAAATAATTGTTGCTAAAAACCAGCTTGCTTTTTACCGGTTTCTGCATGGATACAATCCATGAATAATAGTCCATCATACGATATTTCGTATTAAAATAGATCATCCTTTCGTTGCGGATTTCCCTTATTATTTTCCCGCCCGGAGAAACAAATATATAAATTCCGGGACGTGGTTTATATGCTCTCAGCGCAATATCTTCCAGATTTTCAGCGCCTATATCTTCAATGGCTTCCAGCATATCATTTCCCCTTTATATCAACTCAATTTTTGTTATTTTCACAAGTGTGTCCAATGGATTCTCTTTCTTCTCTACGATATCAAATTCGTAGTTGATCCACTGGTCATTTGTTATTTTGTGCGAATATGATCCGTAAGAACCAGACTCCTCATCATCCGGTGCTTCGCCCTCTCCGTCCCAGACATCGTTCAGTTCTACAATTTCTCCAACTTCAACCTCTGGAAGATAATCAACTTCAAAATCACCGGTTTCTTTTGCGATTTCGTACGCTTTTTTCACTGTCTCATTCATTTCGAGCTCTCCTTATCTGCTTTCTTGTTTTTACTCAATTTTTGTACCATCTGGGAATTCAAAACCAGAATAGTATTTTGCCCCTATGGCTTTCGCCATATTTTGGAAGTCCTCGTCGGAAAACTTCCCTGTTTTTAAACGTTGGGAAAATGCGGACTGTGATAATCCTATTCGCTTTCCAAGTTCCGTTTTGCTGATTTCAGCCGCGGAGCACGCCATGTTTACTTTTTGCTGGATGGTTAAAATTTTTACCGCCTCCTTATTATTTATTAGGTTTTCCTTATATCTTATTATATAATACTTCTGATTTTTGTCAACATGTATTTGAAACTTTTTTTGATAAAAAAACAGAGCTCATAAGAGCCCTGCTTTTCGGTGTTGTTTTTCTGTATGTCTTTGGTCAGAAAATTTACTCTTTCCGCCACTTTTTTGTTTTCCCGTCCCATTTAAAACCGCGTTCTTTCAGTTCTGCGCGGATGCCATACGTCTGCCCCGAGACAGCTTTAACCTTGTCCCAATTGATACCAAACGTGTCTCCATCCTCTGCGCCAGCATTTAACTTATATGTAAGATACTGCGTTTTATTTGTTTTAGATGTCTTTTCGCGTTTTTCAGGAGTAGCATAGTCAAAAGATAACTCCCCGGTACGATCATCAGCAGATGCCTGCAAAATCTCGTTCTTGTAATAAGACCCGTAATACCCGCGTGATTCTCTATATACTGCTTCTATTTCCCTGGGCTCTGCAGATGGATCGATGATCCCCCCTCTATTTTTTTTCGCACTTCCGGCTGCGTTTAAAGCAGCTCCGCGACCGCCAAAAAATTGTAAGTCTACTTTCATTTTGTCCTCCCTCTTTTTAGTTGACATCTGCTCGTCTACTTTACGAGATTATCTTCTGCGGATTCGTTTGTTCGCTCGGTTGGCTTTTCTTGCATTACGCGATCCTTGCACAAACGTTTTGTCACTTGCATACGCTCTGTCTAAAAACGTATCCATTTCTTTTCGGTATGCTGCATGTTTTTTTTCGTCTGCTCTTTTCATTGCTGCGGTTACTGGTGCCGTTTTTGCCCCATTGGATTCTACCCGGCGCTTGAACTCTGCTGGTGTCATGTTTTGTGGAGTTGGCTCAGCCATTCCTACCATCTACGCCGAATAATAATTCTGATTTCCGTGTTTCTCGAAATAATACCGTGTCGTTTCTCCGTTATACGTAACATCCAGCCCAACGCCGCCGATTTTTCCCAAACCGCTGCTTCCTCCACGTCCTCCGAAAAACTGTAAATTTATCACCATGCCGCCACCTCCGCAACGTTAAATTTATCGCTAAACGGCTTTATCCTGATTATATCACCTTTGCAATCGTCTGGTACAGATCCATAAAAGATAATCTTATCAGGACATAGCCGCTTCATCATTTCATCATAGCCTGCGGCCGGGAGGACTTTGAATGTTCTCTCGGCCTATATCTTTATTCCAAGATCTTAACCTTATGGACAATCCCATTAATTCCCATCGCCGCAAACTGCTGCTGGATGACCTCTGCCTGCGCGCGTGTCCAGACGTCTGCCACAGATACGGTATAAATCACTCCCGGCTCTTCCGCAGGCTGCGACCATGCTGCAGGATCACCATATGCCATGTCAAGGTCTACATCTCCCTTGATGCCTGGAATCTCTCCACAGCTCGTGTACTGCCATCCAGATATATCGCTGCCAACATCGGGCTTGTATTCCTGATCCGGCTCGTCATCAAACTGCATCGTGCGATAACCTTTGTAGTATCGAGCCACCCACAGCCGTGTCCCAGCAAACGCGTCAAAGTCAAGCCAGCGCTCCTTATAAACATACAGCCCGATATATAGCCCAAATCCGTAACCTGCCGTTGTGATGACTTCCTGTGCCGCTCTGATGCACTTTGTCAGTTTTTTAATGCCCAACGGATGCAACACATCTTTGTCCTCTACATCCCACCAGACCATTGTTCCGGTCAGCCCGTGAGACTGTAATAATTCTACGACCTGCTGAGCTTCTCCACGCGCCGTTTCCGGCGTGGCTGCGTAGGTATATTTATAAACTGACATCGGAATGCCATGTTTCCGGCATCCTTCCAGATTTGCAGCAAACTGATGATCTTCCTTGCCCGATCGGCGCACACTGCGCAAGATTGCGAATGCAACTTTTGACGCTGCAACCTGTGCCCAGTCTATCGCCCCCTGATTATCTGATACGTCTATCCCTTTCCACATCATATATCCTCCACAAAACACAGGGCGACAGAAGCCGCCCCAGAATCACGCTTAACCCTGCGCGGGAGATAATCGGATCACCTTATCCTTCCTTGTCTGCTTCAATAGCTGCCGCATCTGTCAAACCCTCGCCGATGACATAGCCGATAACCGTAGCACCAGCCATGATCAGCGCAGAGATCTGTGTGGCTTCATTTTCCGTCCCTCCGCAAGCCACAATCATCAGCGTCACAAATGATGCCACGCTCATCCAAAGCTTTCTGCTTGTCAGTTTTCGCATCCAATCAATCTTTTTCATTGTCATACCTCCTTAATTTTGTATATGCTTCCATCCGGATATTTGATGTCTAGAGCTAACACCTCCGGCTGCAGCTTTTCGTGATAAATGTCATCCCCGCCGGCAGCTTCGTACACATTCCCCAGCTCTCGGAAGGTCTTTAATCCGTCCGGCGTCACATATCTCTGTGATGTAAATTCCTTATGTAACCGCCACAGAGTTGTCCGTAGCGAAGCAATCGTGCGTTCGTTGTCCTTCTGGATGTACTCTTCCAGCATCCGCGTTATATTCTTTACATCCTGTTTTAGCTCAATTTGTTTTTCATACAAATCATCCTGCCTTCTGGCAAGGTTATCCCTGATCGTGATAGATTGCTGGTGGTACTCCTCTTGCTTTGACACGACTCCACTTTGCAGCTCCTCGATATGTTCATAGACTGCTGCAATCTCCTTTTCACGCTGTTTCCGGAAAAGATTCTTTTTCTTTACCAACCCCAGTGCGTCAAGAACCTTATTCCAGCTTTCTACGATAGTCGGGATAAACATAAGCACACCAGCGATCACAACCGCGATCGTCCCCCACCCAATCTCTTCCGCCTTTTCTATCAGCTCAATAATCATTCCTTACGCCTTTCTCATTCGTCGACTTCTTTCCATACACTATCCGTTCCTACGGCTCCCGGTTCCCATACATTATTGTCGACCAGAGATTCCCAGACCTTACTATTGTGTTTTACCTTATCGCCTTTTTTATATCCGTTTGTGCTTCCCGGCTGCTCCCAGTCCGGGATAACACCAGGATCTGGGATGAGTACCTTTGCAAACAGGGAAGGCGCCGCCTCCGGCGTCCACTGTGTCTGTTTATCGTGAGCACTAAGGACATTGTAAAGCACGTTGTTGTAATTAACGCGCTGCCCTTTTTCCAAATGCGTACCCTCTTCCAGTTTTTCCCATTCGGGGTACAGAGAGGGGACGCGCAAAGCCTGTGCATCCGTGTTATTCGCAGCGCTGAATTTAGCCTGCCCTAACATTGCCTGAAGATTATCTTTCGCTTTTTTTGTAAACATATCATTCGCCCTCCAAGATTTCGTTGATCTCATTGATGCCGGACGTGATGCTGGACACATCGTTTTCCAGCTTTGTGACTTTATCAGTCATTCCCGCCGGCATCACTGCTTCTTCCGCTTTTTCCATATGCACCGTACATACATTCACATGGGATTCCGCAAACCCGCTTTCTGTTGTTGCGTCCTCCTGCTCGTAATTGATGGACGCGATCACGTCAGGCGTATATTCCAGCCCGGCGAATTTTTTAAACCCAGCATACCCGCACATTAAGTCGAGCCCGATATAATATCGCATCACAGCCGTGTTTTCAGAATTGGAAAACGTGTCGATGATGCTTTTTACATCGCTGCTTTTTATAGAGATTTGCAAGAATTTCCCGCTTTGGGTAATTCCATCAATCTCCAGTTCTTTGCCAGATTTAAACACGATTTTTTTCATGCTTTTACCTCTTTTCTGTTAGTGTTTTAGATTTTTGCTAAAAATTGCAAAAGTTAATATTTTAATGTAATTAGTCCACCCGTTTTATCCCCCCATTGCGATTGTGCGAGTATGGTATAGCTAATATTACTTAATCATAAGCTTAAAAACATGTCCGTCTCCTGTTCCTCCGTTTCGAAAATTAACTTTCCCGTTTAAAATCGGATGTTTAATCATGGCAAAAGAATAAGATCCGCCTGGTTTGTTACACACGAACGATGGCCCACTAACACCGCTCAATTCTATGGAAACAACGCTAGATGAAGTAACTACAAATAATGCTAAGTAGGAATATTCAGCATCCCTTTCCGTCATGGTGTAGTAATGAAGAACATTTGGATTACCGGACGCAACAATATATGAAATTGATATGTTGTGTTCGTAGTCGAAGTCCAGCTCACCCTTAAAAGGGATTACTGTATCCGCACCTCCTGCTTTGTATCCCCAGTTACCGTCTGCGTCCTGTGCAAAGGCAAGCCCTCCCAAATCACTATTTAGCGAATCAATATTGGTCTTTGCCTTCGCAAATCCGTTCGAGATTCGCTGTTCAAGGTCGTTCATGTTTTTAGTGTTAAACGCATCGCCCTCCTGCGATACCTGTCCCTCACTGCGGGAAACGTCATACGTTGTTGATTCTCCGTTTGCAACGTTTCTCAGAAGCCTACGTCCTGCAAATTCCACAAGGCGGGCTTTCCACTCTTTTGGCGTAAACCATGTCTCTGCCATTATAAAATCCCTATTCCTTCCCCGGCGTAGAGTTCGTCGCCGCAATAATAATAACTGTCCATGACGCGGTCATATACATATTTGACATCGTGTAAAATCCGCTCTATGGCATTCCATTTTTGATAAGTAACCAGCGGCGTATCTGGCGTAACTGGGGTATCTTTCAAGGTACTCCATGCGTCCCGGATGCGTTGTACATTATCACGGATTCTTTTAAAATCACTTACTCGTGGGATTTGATTCTTTTCCCACGTTTTCGTTGTTACAGTTATCGCTAAAATTCCAGCGATTTCCCGGATATTCCCTTCAATCCTGTTCAGGTCTGAGGCATTCAGCGCGCCTTTCATTCCTGCAGCCCATTCTTTTTTCTCCGTTTCCGTGATTGTCCCCGCAGCATATTTTTGCGTAAGTAGTTTTGCCCGCTCCACATCCTCCTGTGTCCGGTCATATACCCATTCCATTAGGTGATTCCCACCTCCTCATCAGCATACAACTCGCCAGAATAATAATCTTCTGATGTTATTTTATAATATCCTCTGTACTTTGCCGTACCCACAAATCCACCCGTGAGGTCAATGCTGATGGATTCTATACAGGCGACAAAATTACCATGCATTTGCAAGGTATTTTCGACTTCCGCCCAGTCCCCCGCTTTTTCCTCGGCGGACAAATGACGCGTCTGAATGATCTGCTGGAGTTGGTAATAATCCAGGATATTGTCTGCAACCTTCTGTGCACTTTCGTAATTTAAAAGCGTTCCGGAAAATGTTTTCGTGTTCCGCACTTCACCGGACTTTATATGCTCGATTCTGGACAGTGTAGCCAGCTCTGTACCAACATATTTGTGCCCCGTGATCGTGACCTCTGCACGTGCGTTTCCCGCGATTTCCAGCACAACATAGTACGGCATTTGTTTAACAATCCTTCCAGCAGATGCGCTCATGTTCGCTGCCGGGCTTGTGAGCTGAATTGTATGTATCCCCGGATCGTATGTGCCTTTCGTAATCTCGCTTTCCGCCGCGTCCAACACCCACGTTTTATATTTTACGCTTACGTCTGACACATAAGGATCTGCCTTTAACGTCGTGGAAAATTTCCGGCTGCGCGGAATCGTTGTCGATATTTTTCTGGTCGATTTTCGTATTTCGATTCCAGACCGGCGGGATGTGTTCATAATCGCAGCGCAAGCGAACAATACCTCACGCAGAGCTTTTTGACAGGTCTGGATTTTAAGCGTGCCATACAGCGGCGTTTGCGCCACCTCTTCCTCAACCGTATAATCTTCAATCCCTGCCGCTGTCATAATCTCTTCGATCACACTTCCCGCCGTTTCTCCGGCGTATATCCGCCCGTCTTTAAAATCCACATTAGCAAGCATCCCTTTGTAGTCGATCGCCGATATTTGGGTGACATTTTTGGTGGTACTGTTGGATTCCATAAAAAACACGCCAAGCGGCATCTTCACGCCGTCAACGATTTCGTATGGCAACATTCTTTGCTTTTTCTGCAATGTTTTGTGCAACCCGTCGATTTTGCCAATATTAAAATCATCATCAGGGTCAACAAAGTCAAACGTAAGATTGTCCGTCTTGACCTGATTACTGATAGGGTCTGTGTCATTTACAAACTTCGCGCTTTTTATAACATCCGCCCCCCAGATAAACGTTGTGCCATACTCGAGATAGTTTAACTTTACATTGTGCCACGGTAGGGCACGTACAAATCGGATCTCAATTCGTCCGTATTCCTCCACCTGGTTTTCGGCAAAATAATTCAGTTTGTCCGGAAAGAAACGTTTTTGCGATTTATATGTACCGCCGAGGTCGTACCATGTCACTTCCATCTCCAGCGGGAATGTTTCCGAAAAATGAAAAGTCAGCCCGATAGAGGTATGATTTTCGGTAAAATCTATTCTGATTACAGGCTGTTTTGTGAAAATTCCATCTGCGCCCGCTTGCACATCCGAAAAAAATGGGATGTCCGTCGGCGTGTCTGGCATTTCGCTAAGACTCCCATCCAACACGAAAAAATTATGTTCCAGTGTAGCGTATTTTGGTGGGCTGCCTTTTGACTTAAACAGCCCCATATCCCCAAAAGCAGCATTGCTCTCTGTGCTTTCTTTTGCATCAGGCAGAGCAGTCGTGTCATACAGATTGTATTCGACATAAAATTCTGTTTTCATCATGGTCTCCTTGCCGGTTCTTTCGCCGTAAACTTGCAGGTAAACCCTTTATAATCAGCGCTATCCTGTGTTATCTTCTCGTATTCATCAGAGACGCTGGATATATAAGCTGTGTATTCGTAATAACCAGGATCTGACGGCAGCGAAATAATATGGAATGGGACGGGCTCTGTAACCTTATCCCAGAAACGTTTATATACGCCATCCGGGAACGAGCTGCTCTTCCCGACCGACATTGTGTAGTTAAAATACACGCCTATCAATTCACGCTGGAGCTCTCCCGTTTCAACTCTTTCGGCGAATTTGTCGAGGAAATCCGCGTTTCTTTTTATGGACACGATGGGGATGTTAAAATACTCCCCATCTATGTATATGCCGCGTGTAAAAATCATCCTCCGATCACCTCCAGATCATATCCTTGCCTGCTTGCTTCCGATAAGAAATCCTGCAGTGTAGCTTGCGCCAGATCTACCCCGTTTACCTGCAAGACAATTTTCGCCGTTCTAAATCCGCCGCCGCTCTCTGCCATTACCTCCGATACAGCTTGTTTGATTGTGCCTATCGGCGCTTCGATGTTGGTCTGCCCTGCCCGCTGGTCGCCCAGAATCGCCAAGAACGGGTTGCCGCCACGGATTACCGAGCCAGATGCAAGCGCCGGGATATCTCGCAGGGTACGAGATGCAAAGCTTTCGCTTATGGCATACGGCTGCGTGGACATTGTTCGCGTATGCGATGATCCTCCACCAGTAAATATTCCGCCGAATATCTCCCCCACTTTTTCAAATCCACTTGCAAAAAAGTCTTTAACCGCCGAGATTGCAGCACGAATTTTATCTGTAAAATTCTGAATCAAATCAATAACCGGCTTGATAGTTTCTTCGACTTTGGATTTCACAGCTTCAAAAACTGTTTTTACACTCGTTTTGAAGTCATCAAATTTCTTGATAATCTCCGTCGATTTTTCCTTGACTTTGTTCATCTTTTCTTCAAATGTGCTTCTTACTTTTTCCCAAATCTCCACCGCTTTATCACGGATTTCTCCCCAGATTTCAAGGAAAAATTCTTTGATCGGTGTCCAAATTACCCCTGCAGTCTCTTTGATGGATTCCCAGGTTTCCGCGAAAAATAATTTGATATTTTCCCACACCGGCAATATATTTTCCAAAATTTCTGTCCAAAACTCATCCCACCATATCTTAAACTCGCTCCACTTTAACGAGGCATTTTCTGTGATTTCTGTAAATTTTTCGCCCAAGAATGTGCCAGCAGCTTCACAGAAATTAGAAAGGGATTCCATCATACCGTCAAATGCTTCAGATGCAATTTGAGCCATTTTTCTAGCTACTATAGTAATATCCCATGTTGACGGATCTGTTATTTTCCTCTGACGGGTCAAGTATTCTTCTGCCTTTGTCCCTAATTCCTCATAAGTCTTTCCAGCTTCATCACGAGCTTTTCGATTGTTTTCCTGCCATTTTGTAAACTCTTCATCATTTCCGCCAAGAGCTGCATATGCTGTATGAATCAAGCCGTTCAGTGTCTCTGAAATGATGTCGCCCACATCCTTCAAAAGCGTTGCCCAATCAATTCCTACCAAAAAGTCGCGGATTGCAATACCAACTTCATCCCATTCGATTTCTTCCAATCCCGCCTTTATCATTTCGAGAATAGATGTAGCTACTTTTGAAAACGCCTCGCCTGCCGCTTTCCAGTCAATATTTTTTACAGTTTTGGAAATCTGTTGACCTATATTGGCTCCAATAGCCTCCCAGTCTGCGGTTGAAAAAAATGTGTACACGGTATCGACAAACGTATTGACTAAATTAGATATTGTATTTGAAACATTGTCCCAGTTAAACCAATCTGTAAACGAATTGATCGCATCTGCCAGCCCTTTAGCTCCTGTCACAAAGGTGTCATAAATAACATCCCAATCAATGCTTTCAAAAAAACCATTCAAGGTATCTGCAATAAAAGCACCTATCGAATCCCAGTGAATTGTATGCACAAATTCATTCAAGAACTCAAATGCGGTGTTGATAGCCTGTGCAAGCGTTGTACCAATCGAGTATCCAAGACCTTCAACCTCAATAAATCCGTTGATAAAGGTTGCTATACTGTGAGCAATTCTCCGAGCAGATTCTTTGATATCATCCCACGGGATATTATCCAGAGCTTCTTTCAGCTTTTCCCCCAAGAACTTACCAAGCTCATAGAAGTCACTGTTTTCCCACATTTCTTTTAACCAATCGGCTATTTTCAACCATTTATTATCTATTGGTACTTCTTCAAATCCTCCATCAGCACCCGCACCTCCACCGCCGCCGGAATTGTCCTGCTTTTGCAGCACATCCAGGTCATCAAATTTTGCCAAAGCTCCGGCCGCCTTTTTTGCCGCCTCTGCTGTTCCATTCAGGGAATCGTTATAGGAATCCTGTATCTTTTTCGCTCGGATGAATGTGCTTTTCCCGCCGAGGATGGCAATAAGCTGCGCCACGTATGTTATCGCCCGCGTTATCCCGTTTATAAGCGCATTTAGATACGGAATTGCTATCTGGACAATCGGTGCAAAGGCAGCTGCAAGCGCATTTCCAAGCGTAACCAGGGAATTTTTTAGCGTCTGAAATGAATTTGCCAACGGCTCAGAATATTTTGCAAGGTTTGAGAATCCCTTTTGCATTCCGGACACCATCGCATTAAATGCTTTTGTTATCCAGTTAAATACCAAAAGCGATAACGCGATACCTTTCAGCCTTGACGCAAATGTGCTGAACATCCCTGCACTTTTCTTTGATGAGAATGCGATTCCTTTTAGCCTTGACGCAAGGGTGCTGAACAGCCCCGCGATTTTTTTCGCGCCGGACGAGGCTGTTTTAAATGCTTTATCGGCAGAATTCTTCATCCGGTCAAATTCTTTTTTGATGGGCTTCTGCTTCGCGTTAAGTTCTGCCAGCCTGCGCTTTGAAACATCTATGTTCCCAGCAAGCTGTGACGCCTTTACAGACATCTTCTGAAATTCTTCTGTATCTTTTGGGGATACAAACGCGTTACCGGATGCTTTCTCCGCGTTTATTTTTTCCTTGATTTCATCTACTTTTTGAGCCGCTTCATCCAGTTGAGCCTTGTCCACCTTTGGGGTATACGCCTTTCCACTGTTCTCCATCTGCTGAAGCTTTTCTTTCAGATCATCTACACGGTCGGATGCGGCTGCAACCTGTTCATTTAGTACGTCCCATGCGCCGCCGGTTTGAGGTACCCCCATGTTTTCCCAGTCTGTCTGACGTGCTACAAGCTTAGACAGCTCTCCTTGCGCCGCAACGAGGTCTTTCTGTAAAGCTTTATACTCAGACGTTGCCGCCCCCTTTTGTGACATACGGGCCTGCAGTTTTGAATACTCGGATTCTGCCTTTTCTAACTCTCTTTGTAATTCTGCAAATTTTTCTGTCGGGATTTTCTTTTGCGAAAATTCTTCCATTTTGCGATTGAGAGAATCTAAAGCCGCGCTGTCTTTTTTTATGGCATTAGACACGCGCATCATCTGGCTGTTTAAATCTTTTGTTTCAATTTTTGTGTTTATCCGTATCGAACCGTCATATTTCGGCATATCAGCCTCCTACCTTGATCCATTTCATAAAAGCGTCAACGTCTTCCTGTTCCTCTTCTGTCAGTTCCTCTTCCCGCTCTATTGCAAATATTTGTTTCTGCTCCTGCAATGCCTGTTTTGCACGCGTGTCCATCTTAGGGTCTATTTTCTGCTGCCGGATGGCTATGACGTTCGTGTATGCGCATTCACCGAGCGTGGACAGCAGTCCCATGAACGCCCAGTAGTGCATGTCAGACCGGTTCAGGTCGATTCCGTACTTCTCCAGAAATGCTGAATAGATGCGCCACTGGTCTATGTCAAAATCTGTTACCGGAACTTTGTCCTCATCCTTCGGGCGGTTGTCGGTATACCACCCGCTCAGAAACCACCTAAGGCCATCCACGGCAGTTTTTAAATCGGGTAAAGAAGAAGGGCTGCCGTCCCCATCCTCTGACGGATACAGCAGCCCCAGCGCTACAGCCAACCTTTCATCGTCTGACAGGTCCGGATCTTGCAAAGCCTGTGAAATCTGGATCCCTGTCTGGAAGGCTTCGTCTATGCGGAAACCCTCATATTCTGTTGGGAATTTATCAAGCAGCACATTCCACATTTAATTGCTTCGCGCCCCTTTCCTGTTCGGGCTGTATTTGCTTGTGATTTTCTGATTTCGTTCAGCGGCAAAGCCCTGAAGAATCGGGATGATCTGGTCTAAAAAGTCCGCGATAAGCTCCATTCCAGGGGATTCCACGTCAGGGAACACCTTTTTGCAACACCCGCTCCCAAACAGAGAATCCAACTCAGCGCAGGCCTCTTTGCATAAAGCGTCATACGCTCCGAAGCGTTCCGTGAAATCATCGGAAGAATCATTAGCAATCCTATCGGCTTCCTCGTTTTTTGCATTCAGCCATGCCACAAAATCGTCAAAACGCTTAAAAAAACTGTTGTCAGAGATGTTGACCGCAATATAATCGCCGTTGTCGTTGACCTCAATGCGTTTGACGCCACTGTCTACTCGTAAACTTGCTGCTCCCATCTTGTCCTCCTTATTCCGTTAAAGCCCTGCCAGACGCGGGCGTCGCCGTGAATTTTCTTGTGGTTACGTTAAACGTTCCAACTTCTCCGTCACCTCTGCCGCCCAGAGTCAGTGTATCTGTCACGTTTGACCCTGCATCGCCACCTGTGCCACCTACACTCACAACGCAGCGACGGCGGACTGCCGGATATGAGGGTCCAGCGCCGGAAACTCTCACGCGGACATAGGATGTTATGGCATCAGCTCCGACGGGCAGCGTGTCTATCATTTTGTTAAACCAGTCTGTAAGATCCTGATCCTCTTCGTCTACGTTCTGCCTTTCAACTTCGATGGACGGCGTATAGGATTTAAGGTCCGTAGATCCGTTTTCCTGATTGATGTACTGTACCGTCTCCGTCTCGGGGTTCATTTCCTCCGTTAAAGAGGTAATACCCGTTCCCAGAAGCCGGTAGTCTGCCGCTGTCCCCTCAGAGGTCGTGTCCATTTTTACATCGACAAAATGTCTCAACAAATGTCTTTTCATTGCTTTTTTCCTTTCTTAAATTTCAGGCTCGATAACATTTTTATAAAAAACCGTAACCGGTAGAACCCAGTCCTGCACGCCATTCTCCTGCGGCTGTGTCCCATATGCGTTCCCGCGTGTTACCCGCTCAATCCTCCGCCCTGCGGTCAGATCTGGGTATATCGCTTTTTCGTACTCTTTCCCTTCAATCCCGGAGGGTTCGTGGCAAAGCCAGCGCCCCAGCGTGTCCAGGAATTCCAGAATAGTGATTTTCTGCCGTTCTCTTGCTCCCGTGGTCGAACGGTATACTACAAAGCAGGGATACCGGCATTCCTGATATATCCGCCCGAGTATATCTTCTTTTTCTGTATACACCAGCGCCCCGGAATCATTGGAAAACGCAATGCCATCCGCAGACCCCATCTCTTCGAATTTAATTACTTCATCCGGATACAGCCCCTGAAACTGGTTAAGCAGCGACTTCATTGCCGCCGTCAAAACATCATAGCCGGTAGCATCATTCCCGATAGGTTCAGCCATTTTCCTCCACCTACTTCCCTAAGATTTCAAAATGCGGAATTATCGCATATGGTCCGCCCACTGACGATATAAGATAAACAAAATCCTTTTCGGTATTCATAAACGCGTAAAACCCTTCATATCGCCTGTCCGTATAATCTGCATCGTTCACAGGACTGTCCCCGTCCCATGCTCCTACCATAAAAAAATCTGTAGACGGATTAAATGTAATGCTGTCGGGCAACAAATCGTTGACCTGTCTGTTCCATTCCTTCGGCGGAAGCCACGGCAATTCTTTTCCGACGGTATCAACAACAATTTTTCTCCCGTTCTTGACCCCGAACGGGATATGTAACTGTGCGTTATCTGTACTGTCTGGACCGTACAGCTTCATAATCTGCCCCCGGTCAGTCTCCAGATGCACGCCGGAAAGCACATGAGGATACCAGATGGCGGCGGTGCTGGATTCGTAAAAATTGAATATTGTCACTATCGCATCATTTATCGGTATCCCTCCTTTCACAAAGAGCTTCGTTAAATTTATCCGTAAACGCCCGGATTCTCACGATATTTCCCATGCATTCCTCTGGCACAGAACCGTAAAAGATGATCGTCTCCGGCTGCAACCGCCTCACCATTTCTTCATACCCTGCCAAAAACAGCGCCTTTTTTTCCTTGCTGTTCATGCAGCCAACAGAAGATACCGCCACGGTTCCGCCCTCCGGCTCTCCGTCAAAGCACCAGTCAAATGAGTCCAGCGTGCTCCATGAGATCGTCGGGATAACCTGTATTCCTGCCTCCTGCATATACGCCGCACACCAGTGTTTCCGGTAGTGGTTGTATATTTGCATGACCTTAGGAAAATCTGTATAGGTAGAGAAATCTGGAGACATTACATAGCGAAATCTTTGAAGCATCGGGATATACCGGTCTATGTTTGACCACAGGCGGCAAAACTGGTAATCATCCAAAAAGAAATGAACACCTTTTTCAGATGGATTTTTGCAAGATTTTGCATAATTAAATCCGATCCAGTCACAACCGCCTTCATAAGTCACAGGGGATATTTCCGGTATGACATACTCTCCAACGCCGTCAAATATCCTGCGTTCCAGATTGTCGTAACTGCGACTGGTTCGATATCCCATTCCTACTCGCCTTTCTTAAATCTGCTCCATAATTCTGCAAACTTCTCCCATCCGTACATCGCCACGAAAGCAACTGAAAATCCCGCCAGAATAGCCGCCAGAATCATGTACCAAATAATAGTCTGCTGGATGTACTGCATATATGCTACAAACGCGGTCACTGTAATCCCGATGGACAGGACAAGCACGAGGATATCCGTAGGGATTTTTGCAAGCACGCCTACACCCTTAAATACCTGTGTGATGACCGACACGATAAACGCTAATGCGCCGATAACCGCCAAAATTCCGGTCATATTTGTAAACAACATTTCCATATCTACCTCGTTCCTGCGTACAACAACGGTACGCCATCATCATTTTTCACTCCTGCCAGATAAAGCATTGCCGCATCTACCAGAAGCTTGTTCGTCTCCTGTGCATCCCCGGCCGCCTGGTAGACCGCGCTCCATGCCTTTGCGCCGTTTGCCATTTCGGACGGGGAAGCGTAGGAAACTGATTCAGAACCGGCAGACTTGGAAGTAATTACTCCCGAAGTAACACCGCCAGCCCCGCCGGAAGATGTCCCCCCGGCAGCGGCAGATAGCGCCTGTTTATCTGCCAGCTCCAGTTGATATAACTTATCACAGACCGCACACACGGCCTTCTGTACCTTTGTCGCCGCCCTTTCATCAGACGGTAAGCCGTCAGCCAATCGGTCATAGGTTATCACGTCTAGAAAGTCACTGGCGCGGTCTGCGATACGATCAAAGTCCTCCGCCGGGACGACATTCCCGTGGTAGATCTGTTCGTAAAATGTAAATGTCGTGTATGCCATCCCGTCGGCCTCCTTATCTCCTACTCTTCCGTCTTGTTTCCCCGGAAAGCGGTTCGCCGTCAGTATTCAGGTGTGTACTGGCGGCCATCAACCCCCCGCATTTACGGTGATTTTCGCGATACCATCCAGGTATTCCGCAAACAGCACAAGGCCGGTGATCGCAAACGCCTCAGACACGGCGGTGTTGTAGTTGCCCTGTGTGTGGAAACCGATCAGATTCGTTTCTCCGCTGGTCGTGTACACAAGACCGGCCTTAGCGAAGTCGCTGTCGTTGGGGTCGATGTAATACATTACAATGTTTTCCACCGGTGTAGCGATTACCGTATCAGCCGGGATCTCGCTGTCAGAAAGGAGGAAAATTGTATTGAACCCCATAAAATCCTTCAGGTACTGGAAGCCGAACTGATTCTGGATGGTGATGTTTGCTGCTCCAAGATACTTGTACACGTCAAGGATGTTCACAAAGCCAACAACCCCGGTGATGTTCCGGTGCATCTGCTTAAACTTGTTCTCAACCTTGCCCTTTGCCATCGCAAGTGCCATCTGGAAGGTTGTTTCCTCGGATGTGAGCGTTCCGGTTTTCAGATAGTCATAAAACTTCTTTGTCACGCCCGCCTGAAGCTGATAGAGAAACTCGTCGTCAGTCATCTGGACAGCGTTGTCATAACCGTGGTCCTTGATTGCTTCAATCGAAACGGCCTTCGCGTACTTCTCGATGGTCATTTCTTGGTACTTCTTTTCCTTTACGGTAAATTTGCTATACGGGATATCCTCGCCCTCGCCTACTGCACCATCCTCGAGCGTACCTTCCGCGTATTTACTTTTCAGCACTGCGCCGGGCTGCTTCTTTATGGGGCGCATGATCCCCAAGATGTCCCGCAGATGCTGCCAGTTGCGCTCGAATCTGGTTACAAAATCCAGCTCTCTTGCGGTTACCTGGACATCCGCTGTTTTAATCAAATTTGCTTTTGCTGGCATATTAGCCCTCCTGCTTTAATTAAATAAACTCATGTTCGCAGCAATTGCAGCCTGACGCTCAGAAGCATCCTTGATGCTCATAATCTGGTCTTTCGTCAGCGCGCCGCCCTGCCCCTGCTTATTTGTCGGCTGTGTAAAGCGTGCCTGATTCTGCTGTGCTTTCTGCTGCTCATCGTCAACAAATGCCGAAGCGTCCTTTTCCTTCATCTGGGTTATGAGGTCATTCAGTCCGAGGATTTTCCCGTCTTTCAGCTTTAATCCGGCCTCCTTGACTTCTGCCATAATTGCGCGCTTTGCCGCTTCGCTTGAGAATTTAATCCCTTCAAACTCCGTCTTTAGAGCGTCCGTGAAATCTCTCTCATACAGCTGCGCCTGTGCGTTTTTCTCGGCATCCTCGGCCTTTTTCTTCCAATCAGCCAAATCCTTCTGCATTGTTTCAAGGTCAACGCCCTCGAAGCCTTTCAGGGTGCTTTCTGCCGTCTCAGCTTTTCCTTTCCACGTGTCCCGGTCAGTCTCAGCCTTTCCCAGCTTCTTTTCATGTTCAGCTTTCGTGACGTAATTTTCCGCCACCTTTTTCGTAAGGCTTTCCTTTTTGTCCGCCGAGACCTCAATTCCCAGCTCTGTCAAAATTGCTTCAACATTCTGCATCTTTATCCTCCTAAACGTGATTGATTAACCGCCCGTCAGCGGTATGGATTAAGCCCGATAAACCACGGGCGGGGTAGTTGTGGGAATGAGAATTGAACCCATGACACACGGCTTATAAGGCCGCTGCTCTACCTCCTGAGCTATCCCACAAAGCGCCCGGGGTAGCGGACCGGGCGAAAAGCGTAATGATCGGCGCTGTCTCAACAATGCACCTATACCGTGCGCCGGGGCTTGAACCCGGCTGCTTCCATGCACGGTGGCAAAAACAAAGAAAGATGGGATGGATTTTCCTGCAATTACGATTTACAGGATTGCACACAGACGGAGTCGAACCGCATTTTCAACCTTCCCGCAAGGCTGTGTGCTGTAAAGGAGGAAATACAAATACAAAAAAAGAGCCAGCAATCTGTAAGAAATCCTTACAAATCACTGGCTCTGCGTCTGGCGTCTGGCACTTAACGGACGATAGGCTCTGCCTTTCCGTTTTCAATATTCACGAGGCTGGTCGTTTTACATTTCGGGCAAAACACCGGAAGATTATGCGCTGTCGTATCCTTGCGGAATGATGACCGCGTTTTATTATTACAGACAGGACAGTATACCCTTTTGATATCCATGACGATCATTCCTTTCCATAGCCTTTAATACATTTTACCAAATAAAAAAAACTATGGCGTACCCATGTTTAAAGCAAAAGCGGCAGGTTTACCCGCCGCCTTTACTCACATCATCTTTCGTAATTTTTCGATATACCGCGAAATGGTCTCCCGTTCTTCTCGGCAGTCCGCATCCTTTGACAGATCTCCAAGCTCTTCTGTTAGCGCATCCATGTGCTCTTCCAGGGCAGCCAGCATACGCCGCTTGCAATCCTCAGACTTGCCGTTGCGATAAGACTGCTTGTTGTCCATGTAAGCATCATAAGGGTCGCCGTTACCATTTCCACGGCTATAATGCCCCCTTACATAGTGCTCCCCACGTCGCGCATAGGAGGATCCATCGTCATAAGCCGTCATGCTCATTCCGTCATCCCTGCTGTATCTCCCACGGCTGTCGCGTTTCCGCCTCTCGCTGTACTCTCCATTCTGGCTATATCCGCCTTCCATTTCGTCAAGGACGGCGTTATAATAACCCTCTTTGCACTTCCAGTATTCCACATTTTCCATGTCTTTCAACATGTCTATCAATTTGTATGCGGTCTCAAGATTGCCTGTGTTCAGACCTTTTTCCGCGATTTTATCCAGCTCTTCCCGGATATTCTGCATCAATTTGTAACTCATGGTCTGCCCTCCTTAACCGCAAACCCGAACAGCTGTTATGTTCGGATTGTCTACTAACACAGGAATTGTCCCTGCGTTTTTGATGGAAACGTTTTCACAGCATCCACAGAACACATCGACGTATGTCTGGGACGATGCGTTAAAATACTGCTCTACTGCCGCAGGGGTGGCACGCATCACCGTGCCGCCGAGGATTTCCCCATCTCTGGCAATTCCCAGCGCCACTTCTCCTACCGTTTCCCCAGTCGGTACTGCGACGTTTCCGGAAAATGTAATCAGATATCTACCGGGCTTTACAAGCGTTATCTGCGCGCTTCCAGCCCTGTGTCTTTCTGCGCATCCGCCCTTTGTTGCCACTGCCGAAAACGGGATAGACTGCCCTACGGGTACCGTGACCGGCGTTGTGTTTACTAACTCAATCATTTTATTCTCCCTTCATTTCAAAAGGGGCAGACGTTCTCAGCCTGCCCCTTTTTGTGAATAACGGCATCAGCCGAACATCATGGCAAAATGCCACGAAGATACTCCGTCTGAAGTTTTAACATCCGCATCCCGTGTTGCCTCCGTAGCCACATCCGGCGCCAAAGCTAAAGCCTGTCGGGTTGACGATGGACGTGTACGGGGACATTACCGGATAAGACGGAACGGGTGTAGGTCTCAAAGCATTTAAGATGCTGTTTGTCTGTGCGTTGTTAGACAGCTGGAGCTGTGCGGACTGTAACTCTGTCTGTAGAGACTGGATCTTATCCTGTGTAAACAGGTCGATGATACGCTGTGTTCCGGCGTTCTGCGCGTCAATTACATCGCGGAATCCGTTGTTTACGGTATTCTGGAGGATGTTTGTCTGGGCTGCCATGTTGTAGTTTACGCCAGCAATGGCCTCGCGGACATTGCAGCAGCACTGCTGCGTCTGATAACCCAGATTTGCCATGTTGGCGTTTACGCCGGCAAAGCCGTTGCAAAGCTGGCCGGAAAGGTTCTGGATACCGTTTTCGATGCCCTGCGTGGACAGCGCTGCGTCGATATCAGCGCGGGTTGCATAACCCTGAAATGCAGGAGAATTTGCTCCTCCACCATTTCCGCCCCAGCCGCCGAAGCCGCCCCAGCCAAACATACCGAAAATCAGGAAAAGGATAATCCATGCACCCCAATCTCCGCCGAAGCCGTCATTTTTTCCTGTGCCGCCGGTTAATACGGCAACATCAGAAGCGGTTAAACCGTCTGTCATAGTAATTATCTCCTTCGATAATGTATTTACAAAACCGTGTGCACCCGGTTGTGTACTATTTAAAAAAGCCTTTAAACATACCCTGCATCTGCTGCGCCATCTGCTGGGCTTGATTTAACTGTTGCTGGTTTATTTTGCCAGACTGCAACAGCCTGTTAATCTCTTCATTCGGATTTCTGCCCTCCATCTCTTTTCGGAATTGCTGGAACTGTTCCAGCATTCCGGCCATTCTATTACCATTCAGGGCCTCAAACAAGGGATTCGCCATGTCTGCCTCCTTCCGGCTTTGTTGCCGTTTCGAGATAACTATATAATTCTTCATATTTGCTTCTCAAATCGTCGTATTCTTTCCGAGTAACGTATTTATCGTCTAAGTTCACTTCCTCCTGTTTCTGTGGCTCTTTCGCGCCCACCGTGACCTCTTTGTAAGCAAAGGTGCGGAGCGTCGGCATCCCGGCGGCATCGGTAGTCTTTATATAAAAATTAGAGTTTTCGGAGTCCATCAAAAGGACGCTTGTATTTGGAGCGACAAGATAAGATTTAGCTCCAGCCTCGCCTTGCACCCACAAAATCCCCTGATTTACCTGTTGCGTCTGCTGCGGCTGCTGATATTGAGCCTGCATCTGCGCCAGCCTGTCCATCTGCGGCTGTAATGGATTTATTTGTCCATACTGATACGGATTATAGCCATACCCTTGATATGGTAATGCCATGCCTGCGCCTCCTATGACTAATTCAATAACTTTCTATAGCTAAATTATGGCATAAAAAATAGGCCTCTGACAGTTCATCAAAGGCTTACAAAAGTATCAAATCAGCATACCCGTATTATCTTTTTGTTTATTCGCTGGCTCATTCTTTTCACAGTGGACACGCTCACGTTCATCATCTCCGCACATCTTTCCAGCGGGATATTCTGCGTCCGTAATTCAAAAAGCTGCCGTTCATCAGGTGTAAAATTGCAGTATTCGCGGAAAAAATCCAACTCAAATACTGTAAAATCACATACCTTCAAAATTACTCCCCTTATTGTGTTATTGTGTCTGTGCCAGATTAAGATGTATAGCCTGTATCGTTTCCATAGTGCCTATCTCCTTATTTCTCCCAGTAGTATATCGGTATCTCCTGACCGCTGTCCCATGTGTCCCAGTAATGTCCATCTTTGACGCACACCACATGGCCGTCTATCCCGAGCACATACGTCCCTGCTGGATGGTCTCGGCAAAAATCATCTACCGTGTAAACATGCTGTCCGTGGTCGTCTACGATATACCGGCGGAATCCGTTCTCGCGCAGATACGCGCCCCAGACTCTATTAGCACTTGGCATGTCAGACAACGAAAAACCATACACGGACAAACCTACATAAACTGTATCCCAATCTTGCCCTAAAGCCTTGCACAATGCGCGCACAGTGCAATCCCCTACTCTTTGCCATTTCGAGGGGTTTGGATTGTAATATTCAAATCGGTTCGTTCTCCGCATATCTTTTTGCCCCTTTATTTGCTGCCTTTTGCTGCGGGTATCCAAATCCCGCTAATGCATTCCGATCATACTGCGGCTGTAATCCATGTTCTTCGCAATACTGGTTATAAGCCCTGTTCTGTCCCTGCAATCGGTAAGCCAGCTTATCATATTCCTGCTGGATCTTTTCCCGTTCCGCGCCGGACGCCCATGCAAGCTCTTCCTGTTTTACTATCAACTGTCGTTTCGTCTTTCGGATTCCGCGCTCCATAGCTCGCTGCTTCTGGCTGTCCTCATACCGTTTTAGATTCTCAGCATCGGTAATTTTATTTCCGCTTCCATCCAGCAGATTTCCTTCTGCGTCCCTCCACGGATTCCGCATCCGCTTGTCAAACAGCATATGCCCGTGACGACAGTTATAGCCATGCAGCCCTCTCATATCCACAACCCTGCCTTCTCCCGTGGTTAGATCAATATCATACCCCGTCGATTCCAGCAGGTTCGGATATCCAGGCTCGCTTCCGTCAATTTTAAATACACGGCCCTGCCATTCGTCATGACCTGCAAGCAAGGGCTGCCCGTCGCGCCTTACTCTTGCCCCGAGGTGCGCCGAGGTTAACACATACTCTGTTCCGCTGTCCACGATATATCTATTTGTCAGCTGGGCCGCCGTCTGATTCATCGACGTCACTACACAGCATCGTACCGCAGATTCCAGCGTCCTTCGCGTCCCTGTCGGGTAATCCACCATAACGCCGCGTCCCGCATACGCATCCAGCACATCCGCTATGGCTGCGGGATAGCTTTGCACTCCGCTTGCTACCCTTACATCGGCTTCGTCGAGCAGCGACACAAGGTCTTTTTGGCTTTGTTCCAGCGTCGTCCTTGTGAGGTTCTTCAACTCCGCCCGGCTTTTTATGTACTCTGCTTCAATAACAGCCATATATCGTGCATTTTCAAGCGGAGACTGCGCCGCGATACCCATTTCTGACAGTGTAACCGCATCATCTTCCCACGATGTCAGCACGGCACCACGCAGGAGCTTCCTCAGTTCTTTTTCGCTCAGATCTGTCAGTTCCATGATCCGCCGCTGTATCTCATCCCGGCTTTCCCCCAACTGCTCCAGCCTGTACAGCAACCTGTCCGCCGTGGCTGTGATTTTCCCGGATTTTAAAATCCTTCTGGCGATATCCCGCAGGATAAAGTTTTCCAGCCGTTCATAGAGTTCTAATATCCGGTCAGCTTTCCCTTCAAAATACTCTGGTCTCAGCATCACTCTTTCCCCACCGTTTTTCTCACAAGATTCAGCCAGTCGTCTTTATGCCGCCTTTTGGCTTCCTCGAACCATTCAGACGTTGTTCCCGGCTCGTGATATTTAATCCGTCTCTGCGTCGGGCTTTTGCTGGGAGGGGATGTCCACCCTATGATGTTCCCCTCTGCGTCTTTAAGCGGGATATTCGGACCGTACACAACGCCCTTGTACAAATAATGAGCATATGGCGTGTCATACTCAACGATGCCGCCGTATACCCCGTCTGGATATCTTACACTGTTTCTTAGTGCACCCTGCCGGAATGGAACGAAGGGGGCGCTGTCCGCCACTACCTGCATATTCAAAAGCTTCTGGGCTTCCAGCAGATTATCGTCTATGCGGGACGTATCGAGCTTAATCTCCACGTCCCCAACTTTCGTATCCAGGTTCATTCTACCACCTCCCGCATTTTATGGCGTACCCTTATTTCATCTTTGCGTATCCCACGCTCATCCCCGCTTCCGCATCGTTTGCCACGGTCGTTGTTGGGCTGTAGGTTCGCAGGGCTTTATAAGTGGCAAGCTGCTCTGTGGTAAGAGGTTTTTCGATCGGTGTTTCAAGCTGCCCTAAAAACGTCAATGGATTGGCTGAGTTTATAAAACCAAGAATCTGTTCTTTAGCCTCTTCTTTTGTAACATCTTCTTTGGGATGATAATAAAAAGTTGTTGAATTTAATGCCCATCCGGGAGCAATTCCCCAATTTGCATAAATACCATGTGAGATTAAACACTTAGTCGAACCATCCCTATATCTATTTACAAGGGCTCCAGAAATACGATATCTGTTTGGAACATCAGCGGTTTCTTCAAAATTTTCCCACTTTGCTTTTGGTGTTTCTGTTGCGACCCTCTGCACATACACTCCTTTTTTAAAATCCACCTCGTCGCATACCCACTGCTGCCCGTCTGCATCTGTGTAGTTTCCGCCGGATGATACCGGGATCCCAGAAAGACCGTTTGGTGTGGGAATGATGAGGGTCTGGGCGGGCTTGTAGGGTTCGTATGGCAAGGCGGTTGAGCCTGCGTTAATCATCGGATTAGACACTACTTCGTTATATGTCCCATTGCTAATATAACAGTGATAAGTTGTTTCTTCATCAATTGTTAATATTCGATCAAATACGGAATCTTTAGATGCAATAATGTGCCATATAGCGCCACCTGTTAGACAATATACCCCAGGTTTTAACGTTATGTAAAAATTTCGGTTATTTGTACCAAAAGTTCCGTTTAAAACTACCTCTCCGGAATCGTTTATATGCAGAAGTCCTGCATCTATCTGTGTTTTTAATGCAGTGGAAGCATCAAACAGATTCGCGCCCAGTGTCTTAACCTCAATCTCGCCATCCTGCCCTACGCTTTCAATCTCCTGCGGGTACTCCTGTGACGGGGAGGGCTTGCCGCCGGTGTAAGGCTCGTAATTGGATGCAGTTGGATATCTTTTGGATATAATCGCCTTAACCTTGCCATCAAAGTCTTCTCTACATCTAATCAATATCCGAAATTTATATCCAGCAATTACTTTAATTTTTACAGCAGATCCATTTCTGGAAACTCCCAAAATTAAATATTCCCCATTTACAAATGTAGTGACAAGTAATTCCACATATTTGCCGTCTGAATAAATATAATATTCTCCCGGTGCTAATAACGGGAAATCGTCATATGCACTTTCAAGCGTAGGGTTTGGTCGTCCAATTGCATAGATATCGGTTCCTTTTTTGCAGGATATCACTATCCCATCTTCAAATACCTCAAAATTTATGCCCTTTTTCCCTACCTCAAACGGTAATAACTGTGCCCCAGTCGTGTTCATCTGCGTTGATTTGCCGTAGAGGGTAAGGGATTCCAGCCCACGATTCCCCTTTGAATTTTCCAAGAGGGCGGGGTTGCCGGTAACGACAGTGAGTACAACGCTGTATGCATCTGCTACCAACGTCAGGAAATGTTCCTCGCGTGTCACAGGTGGGAAAACTTCTCCTTCCCCGTTGGCAATCGCCGCCCAGTAATATTCTAATCGTGTCACAGGCGCAGGCATGCTTCCGTCCCATACTCCTGCTACTTTTGCCATGTAATATTGCAATCTCGTGACAGGCTGCGGGGTGTTTCCGGAATAATCCCCTGCCATAGTCGCAAGGTAATATTCGCCATTAGTCACAGGCTTGGGCGTCTTGCCCTCATATGTCCCTGCAATCTTCGCAAGATAATACTCTTCTCTGGTTATCGGCTCCATCTTATTCCTCCCCGAACAGCCCCGTTTCCTTCGGCTGCGCTTCCGTCACCATTGCCTTCGCATCTTCCTTTGTCATGCCCTCGAATTTGGCAAAATACATCCACGCGGGCACCTTGCCCTGCACAACATAGCTCCACCAGCGTGCCCGATCCTCTTCGCGGTTGTACGTAATATCGCCAAAGTCATACACGACCTCATAAACCCCGACAGGGGCAAGCGCGTATAAATCCGCATACACCGACATGGCATATATAGCATCATTAAGGCAACTCTCCAACTTGTCCCGCACGTCCTTAATAAACTGGATGGTTCGCTGCTGCTCCGCTTCCACGCCTGTCGCTGTCTGGATGCCGCTCGCTTCGTTAAAAACAAAATAGCCGTTGGAGAACCCGCATTTATACCCTATCTGGGACAGGAGAGCATTGATTCCGTCAAGGCGTGTGGCTGTGTTAAGCTGCGGTGAAATCTCCTGATAAAACTCTTCCGGGCTGTTGCCGAACACGTTTTTTACATAGTGCGGCAGTTTAACGTCAGGGTTGCGCCCGTTAAGGTTCGTCCCGCTGTCAAACATAAGCCTGTCATCTGCAAGGATGATCTTCTCGCTGTCATATATCTCCCCGGCGATCCGGCTGTATGCGATGTCAAGGTCTTTCATTTCTTCGATTGCTTCCGCGTATATCGGCATTCCCAGCGGAGAGGAAAGATCTATGTTGTTGGCAGCAGGGGTGCAGAACACTCCGTACATGGGGGAATCAAGTCTTTCATTCCCGCCCTTGAGAATCGGCGGCGTTTCCTCCAGCAGATTAGCCCACTTTGTCTGCGCCAGCGGGATAGGGTCGCCGAGGGATTCGCTGCTCCTTGATACATACGCCCTGTTGGATATCACATACGGGTATATCACGCCCGCCTCTGTATGCATCTCGACAAACCTATGATATTCCAGGCGCGTATAATATTTGTCGTTAGACGCATAGCTGTCTTTAAACACAATACCCGTTATATTGCCGTTGTCGTCCTGCTCCGTCACGATAAAATCCATAGGAGTAAACATATCAAGCCCGCTGCCATTAGGCTTTATGATTACCGTGCCATAAGCGCAGCCATACTCTACCCAATGTCGTAGGCTATAATATGCTTTATCAATCTGCTCCTGCAACCACGCCCCGCGTGCGCCGCCGTCAACCTGGATTTTTATCCCCAGCGTGACGAGCCGCGCCGTTTCGGAGCATACCGCCTTTGCAAAATTGATAGTCTTTATTCGATTATCTGCGTCTAACCAGTACGGCCTGCCGCGGTAGATGTTGGCACACTCTGCGACCTTTGCCATCATCTGC